GAGTATATGATGGTATATACGATGATAAAGAAAGAAATATGGAAGAAGTTGTGTGGCGATTATCAAAATGGTTAGAAAAAGAACTAGATAAAGATATATTTGATGGTGTGTTAAAACCCACCTCATATTTCAATATGTATAAAATTAAATCAAAATTCAATGAACCCAATAAACCTTAAAAAGAAATATGAGATTGATAATCGAGTTCTAAATGAGATAAGAAACGATATGAGTATCATACCAGATTGGTGTGACCCACGACTTATTGAACATAAGACAATTTGGAACATAGTTGAAAAGATATACATTCAAATAAGTAAATTATGTATAGACAAAACTATACCAACACATAAAAATCTTGAAATATACCAATTGATAAGTTCATTAAGTGACTTCATAGTTGAATATAATTTAGATAGCAACTTAAATGTTGAGATATATGAATCAATATGGTGTAATATAATAAAATATAATAAGATAGCATTAGATAGTGAGTTATACTATATAAACCACAATCTAATGGTGTTCATTAAATGGAGATAAGATGAAGATAAGATGAAGATAAGATGAAAAATGGAATAGAGAGTGAGCAAGACATAGTTTTATTTATGGATTGGATGTATAGATTTAATGATAAGGAGGTTAATATTTATTTCAAACCCCTAATTATTAATAATCTAATTCAATCCTATGAGTTTTTAGGTGGTGATATGTATATGAATAGGACCAGAGCATCTAAGCAGATAATAATTATGTGGTCCTATGTAAATAATTGGTATGATAATGAACGAATTAAAAGAATTAGTTAGAATAATTGGCGTTATAGAATATGCTAGAAGTAGATATGATATAGAACTCTGGTTTAAAAATAGAGCATTTAGTATGGAATCCAAAAAAGAAATAAAAAATAAATTAAATAAAACGACGGGGAAATTAATTTCCCCGTCGTTTTCCCCGTCTCAAACTCCAGAAGATGAGTTGATGAATAATTCAAATACAAATCTGACAATAAATAAGGTTCCAATAGAATCTATTAAAATTAAAATGTAAAAGATGAAAATAAATAAGAGAGAAACACCAGCTACGGTTAAAAAGAATAAAAAGAATCTATTAATAGCAATGGAACATACACTAGGTGTTGTAACAGCAGCTTGTAAAATATGTAACATATCAAGAGATTCATTTTATCGATACTATAATAGTGATGAAGAGTTCGCAAAATTAATAGATGATATAGATAATATAACCATGGATTTTGTAGAAAATCAACTATTCAAGGCGATAAAAGATGGGAACATGCACGCCATACAATTCTATATGAAATATAAGGGTAAAAAGAGAGGATATGTTAATTCAAATGATATAACATCAAATGGACAGACAATAAATATAAAATATGAATAATGTTTAATATAAATTGGCCCAAATGGGTAAAACTTATTAATGAAATATTTATTCCACTTGTAGATAATAAGTCAAGATACTTAATTTTATATGGTGGTCGGGGTTCATCTAAGAGTGATTTCGCAGCAAAGAAGCTCATATATAGATGTCTATCAGAGGACTACTTCAAATGTGTCCTTATACGAAACTCATATAACTCAATTAAAGATAGTTCATATGAACAACTTAAACAATGTATTGAAAATATGGGTATAGATGAACTATTCTCATTTAAGATACAGCCACTTGAAATTGAATGTGTTAATGGTAATAAATTCATATGTAGGGGATTGGATGATTCTACCAAATTAAAGTCATTGACTAATTATACGTCAACTTGGTTTGAGGAGGATATACCAAATGAGGATGACTTACAAAGGATAGTTGCTTCAATTAGGAGTCCAGAAGCAGATTATATACAACATTTATTTACAATCAATCCAGAAGTTGAAGGAAATTATCAAGAAAATTACTTTTACAAAAGGTTCTTCTATGATAATATGAATGAGAAATCATTTACAAGTAGTAAAGAAATTGATATAGATGGTAAGTTAATGAATATAGAACATACTTGTCATCATAGCACATATAGAGATAATAGGTGGATACCAGATGAATTTAAGGCATCAATGATATCACTTAAAAATGATAACCCATATTACTATACAATTTATTCAGAAGGTGAATGGGGTAATAGAGTTGCTGGTGGGTTGGCATATAGAAACTTCACAAGAGGAACACATACAAATGATAATGAATATAACAATGAACTACCACTACACATTTCATTTGACTTTAACACAAAACCATATGTATCTTGTCTAATATCACAAATAGATGATAAAAAGATTAAAGTGGTTGATTTAATTGCTGGTAGGTATCCAAATAACACAACAAAGAAAGTATGTGAAGAGTTCATTAGAAAATATAGACATCATCAAAATGGATTATTCATCTATGGTGACCCAAGTGGTAAGAATCAAGACACAAGAAGTGAGGAAGGACATAATGATTATGTAATTATTGAAAAAGAGTTAAGTCCATTTAGACCCGACAATAGAGTTGAATCAAAACACCCAAGTCAAAAGATGAGATTAGACTTCATCAATAGCATATTTAGTAACAATTTTAATAACATTTCAATTGAGATAAACAATAATTGTATAGAACTAATCAATGACTTTTTATTCCAAAAAGAGAATAGTGAAGGTGGTAAATTAAAAGAAAAAGTATCAAGAAATGGTGAATCATATGAGAAATATGGTCACATGAGTGATTCATTTGATTATTTCCTATGTTCAGCATTTAGAGATGATTATGAAGAATATATTGATGGACCAAAGATAGATTTTAGAGAGACAGGTAAGAATGAATGGAATGATAAATACCAATACTAAATAGGAGACATCATATTTAATATATAAAAAAAACTAATTTTATATGAGATTACTACGCGATAAGGATTATCTAAGACAGATACAAGAGGAAAACCTTAACCAAATTATTGAAAATGACCCAACACTTTTACCAGATGTTGAAGCTTCATCACAACTTGAAATGAGGTCATATTTAGACATAAGATATGATTGTGATAAAGTATTCACAAACACTGGAACCTTCTCAATAACAAATACATACTATGCTAACAACTTGGTTGAATATACAGAACCAATATGGGACCAAACCATCACATATACGGTTGATTCAAGAGTTAGTTGGAATGGTATTATATATGTTGGGACAGCATCAACTGGTGTTGAACCAGGTACAACAAGTGATTGGGTATATATAACAGAAGACCTATCATTATATTATGCCACAACACCATATCAAAATTGGGACTACTATACACAATATAATGTTGGTGATATAGCTATGTATAACAATATAACATATACTTGTATAGTTCCAGTAATTAACATATTACCAACCGATTCAAACTTCTGGACTGGTTCCACAACATATTCATTTACTGGTATATATCCAGAATATACAACATATTGGACAAAAGGTGATAATAGGAACAGTCAAGTTGTTATGTATCTAATAGATATGACTTTATATCATCTACATAGTAGGATTAATCCAAGGAACATACCAGAGTTGAGGCTTATTCGTTATGATGGAAATGGTCCGCATCAAGGTGGTGGAGCAATTGGGTTCTTAAAAAGGGCTAGTCAAGGTGATGTTAGGTTGAATATAGCAGAAAGGATGCCAGACACCGGTATAAGTATTACTTGGGGTAATAATGAAAATAGAAATATATACTAAAAAATAAAAACATATATGAGAATACCATTTACAAATATAGAACTATTCACAAAAAAGGTAGTTAATATGGCAGAATCTATGGATATGCCACTTACTGATGAAAGAAACATAATGGGTGCCATTCCATATGAACAGACATTAACAAGACAAAAACAAGATATAGGTAGATGGAATAACGCAATAATCGCTGCAGAATCTATCCATTTTCCAGTAAGAGCTGAACTATTAAGGTTATATAAAGAAACAACATTAGACCCACATCTAACAGCATTAATCACAACAAGGAAAAATGCCCTATTAGGGGGTTCTTATATTGTTGTTGATAAAGATGGTGTAAAGGATGATATAAAGACATCACTGATAAGTAAGAAATGGTTTCACGACTTTATTGACCTATCACTTGATAGTATATACTATGGATATAGTTTGATTCAATTTGATGACTTAAAATCAACACCAGAAGGACCAGAATTTAAAGGTGTTAGTTTAGTTCCACGTCAATATGTTAGACAAGAAAAACATTTAGTAGTCCCAACGCCATATGGACAATTTGGTGAAGACTATATGGATGAACCTTGGGCGGATTGGGTGATTGGAATAGGAGACCCAAGAGATTTAGGACTATTAGCAAAGGCAGCCCCAATTGTGTTATGGAAGAAAGGATTTATGATTAGTTGGGCAATTTATAGTGAGATATTCGGGCAACCAATAAGGGTTGGTAAGATGAATAAGAGGGACGAAAAGACATTCCAATCTATGGTTAATTTCTTAAAGAATATGGGTAATGCTCCATACGCAGTTATTAACAAGGATGATGAGATACAATTATTAGAAGGTAGTAAAGGTGGTGAAGGTGTGTTCTCAAATGGTATAGACCAAATGAATAAAGAACTATCAAAACTTATATTAGGACAAACAGGAACAACAGATGAGAAGTCATTTAGTGGTTCGGCAAATATCCATGAAAGAATTATGCATCAATATAATGAGGCAGATGAAACACTTTTAGAATTCATTATACAATACCAATTGGTTCCATTATTAAATAGACACGGGTTTGGACTAGAAGGATTTAGAATATGTGTTGAAGAGGATGATAAATTATCATTGACTGAAAGGTCAACAATTGATTTAGCACTACTTAAATTCTATGACATACCTTGTGAATATATTAAAACGACATATGGAACACCAGTTGTTGATTCCATTAAACCAAACATACCAACCAACATACAAAATAAATTAGATGAGTTCTATGGTGAATAACATATTGACTGATAGTGAAATTGAATCAATTATTATTGGAGTATATAGTGGTAGAATAACAACAAGTAGGTTGCCACTAAACTTATATAAGAAGATTGCTGAACTATTGACCAAGGCAGTATTTGATGGATATGGTAAGAACATAATAAATGTTGAGTTTGGAACACCAGACTATACAATGTTGAGTTCATTAGTAACAAATGTATATATGTTTAGTGGAGCAAAGACATATCAAGAGGTAAGAACAATGGTTGAAGAAATCGTTAAAAACGATAAGGTTGTTCCTTTTAATGAATTTAGAGATAATGTATTACCAAAAATGACTGAATATAACTTAACCTGGATGGAGACAGAATATAATACAGCAAAGCAAATGGCTCGTTCAAGTTCATTGTGGCAGGATATACAATCAACAAAAAAACTATATCCATTTTTACAATATGTAACGGTAGGTGATGGTTTGGTTAGACCATCACATCAAATGTTAGATGGTATAATAAGACCTGTTGATGACCCATTTTGGAGCACATATTATCCACCTTGTGATTGGAATTGCAGATGTAATGTAATTCAATTAATGGATTCGCCTTTAACCAATGTGAGTAATATGAACTTAAAGTATAAAATAAACCCAGAGTTCGCCTTTAACCCAGGTAAAAAGAAAATCATATTTAGTCCAAATCATACATACTTTAAGGTGATGAAAGAGGATAAGTTGTTAGCAAAAAGAAACTTTGACTTACCACTACCAAATATGAGGAAGCTTAATAAATAATATATATACTATGAAACCATCAGACATTTTGATAGAAAGAAAAAGACAAGTATATAATTTATTAAATGATTTCCCAAAAATAATGGGAGTTGAGGCAATAAATCATTTTAAGGGTTCATTTAGAAATGGTGGTTTCACTGATAGTGGTTTAGTAAAGTGGAGACCAAGAAAATCACTAAGAGATAGTGGAAGAGCCATATTAGTTAAAACAGGTGACTTGAAAAACTCAATAAGAGTTAAAAACTATTTTAAAAATGGAGTTACGATTTCAAGTGATTCTGTATATGGTGAGTATCACAATATGGGAACAAATAGATTACCACAAAGAAAGTTTATTGGTAATTCAAGTAGGTTAAATACAAGATTAAAGTACATACTTAGAGAAAGATTTAAAATTATATTCAGATAATGCAGAAATTAGTATATCAAAGAATTAGACAAGACATAGAACAATTTTTACCACAAATAAAATATGTTAGACTATGGAATAATCAATTTAATAGAGAACAAAAAGAAAATGGATTTTTATATCCAGCAGTTTTTATTGGATTTACTCGTGCTGAATTTGATGATTATTTAAGTGGTGTTCAAGAAGTAGATTTAGTCGTAACACTATATCTATGCTTTGAAAGTTATAAAAATGAAGACATTGATGTATTACAATTGAAACAAGATTTATATAAAATAGTGAATATGTGTATCATACAGAACTTTTCATTCCCTTGTAGGCAAGAGGAGAGACAAAATGATGACCACGATAATGTGCAGATATTTGAGACTGATTATAATTTGAGAGGTAAGGACTTCACATTAGATAATAGACCAACTATACCACAAGTTATATCACCGGCATTTGGTCTTACAATGTCTTGGACATATTAGATACTTTTAATTTTAGACGGGGTATGTC